CAGCGCCGCGGGCGCGGGCGCCAAGGTCTTCGGCCTGGACAGCGCCGTATTCGACAGTTTTTTACAGCGCGAATGCGACAACGCGTTCAGACGGCTGACGCGGTGGGTCGGCAGGGCGGCGATCGATGACGCCGCCCTGGAAACCCCCGGCGATCCGGAACGGGCCGAAGCAATCAAAGCGGCCGAGATCGAGCTCATTCACATCCAGATGATCAACCAGCTCTGGCGTGATAAATGCGCCGGACAGGAGCGGGACATCCAGTTCCCCTCCGGCATGAGGATCACGCTCCAGGCGTTTACCGCTGAAGACTGCACAGGTTTGATTTCAGACCATGTCACACGGGCTGAAAGCATGGTCCTGGAGTATCTGGTATGAGAAGAAAATCATTTATTGAAAACAAGATACGAAGGCAGGTCGATTTGAACGAGACAGGGTCGTTTATATTTTGCAGATTCACCGGTCATTCGCCGGACGGCCCGCTGAATTCGGTCAGGTCGAATTCATATGATTACAGTTTGGTCGAACATTGCGGAACAAATCACCGGCGCGAGACAAAAGACGGCGCAGCCGGGGCCGATTTCGATTTCGATATCGAGATCGACGTCCTGATCTCGAAGCTCCCGATCGACCCTGATGCGATTGATGAACGCGACATGATCGTAATCGGCGGCGTTCTGTCAGGTGGATCAATTACCGGCGGCCGCTGGCACCGGATCGTTCGTTTCAACGCCCCGGATATTTTTGTGAAGATATACCTCAAAGAGGACCAATGATGGGCTGCGAACTGACAGGAGACTGGGACAAGTTCCTGAACCTGAAAAACATCGAGTCGGCCATGCGGGAGCACATGGGTGACGCGCTTGAGCGGGGCGCGGAGCTTCTCAGGGGGAACGTGGTGAAATACATCCGAGACCAGAAAGGGAACTGGCCATCGCTTGCAGAATCGACCGTAAAACAGAAGGCGGCGAAGAACCAGTCAGATCTGATTCTGATCGCCGAAGGGGATTATGCTACAAGCTTCGCCACCGACCGTAAATCGTGGGACGAGGTGCAGATGGGATCGAACCATCCCCAGAGCCGGGCGCTTGAATTCGGATATGAACCCGGCGGTCTCCCGGCCAGGGCTCACTTCTGGCCAGCGGTTGAAGAAGGGATCGATGAATATCTGAATGAACTTCAACAGGGCCTGGCAACAATGTTCCAGTCACTGATGAGATAACCTTACGGAGGGGAAAATACAATGAGTCTTAAAAACAAGGTGATCGGTTTTTTCTCGAACAAGTTTCTACAGATGGGGGTCATGATCGCATGCGCGATAATCCTGACAATTACGGTCGGCCTCGCCATCGGCGCATTGAATACGGTGCCGAATGAGTTTCTCCCGCTCATTCAGTCGCTCGTCGTTTTCATGGTGCTGGGAATGATCTCCCTGCTTTTCCTGGTGCTGATGTTCGTTGTTCTCAGCGGTAAAATCAACACTGTCATCACCAAGACTGAACGCGCGGTGACTGCGGCCATCGATAAGGTTGAAGCCTCGGCCGAGAAAGTTGCAGAGGCGACGAAAGTGTAATGTGATGTAATACAGATTAAAGGTGCTATGCAAAACCACCCCCGGGGCCTGGCTTTGCGGGTGGTTTTTTACAGGGGCTTTAACCGTGATAATGGATCACATCAACTATCTGAAAACGATCATCGAGACAATGATCGTGGGACGCGACGGGACCGGGACCCCGCTGAACGGGAAGTTTCTTGAAGTGTATCCCAGACCGGCGGAGATCAAGCGGTCGTGCCCCTGCGCATGCCTGGGTCATCGTCCCGGCAAGACGACGGAAAACGGAACGTTCATCGATCGCAATCTCAATAAGGATGACGACGAGATCGTTCTGACCAGGCGGCTCTATGACGCCGACGGCGTGTATCAGATAGACTTTTACAGCACCGATATTTATGACCTGATTGAAAAGGACAACAGCTATCGGGGATTTTTAAAACAGTTCATGTCGCTGATCGCCGAGAACAGCGTCTTCGCCGCGGCGTCAGATGCGAGGGCAATACGGGTCAAGCTCGGCCCTTTCGGGCTTATTGATACGAACATTGTCGTTGACGATGTATATAAAGCTTTTTGCCAGGTGGTGTTCAAGGACGGAGTCGATGAGGACACGACCGTCCCGCGGATCACCGGCGCTACAATAAACGATGGAGGAGTCTCATGACAGACAAAGAAAAGGACAAAGGATTTTCGGTAATAAACGGAAACGGCGAGAAAAAAAACGAAGCGTCAGTTTCTACAACAGCTTCGGACGGCAAGATCACCTTTGAGGGGCTTGTCAAAGCATACGGCCTTTCACGGGCGATCGCCGCCGGTGTGCGCGCGGCCATGAATGTTAAGGCCGACGGGACCGTCAGGGAAGCCGATTTTGTCGCCGCCTTGAAAAAATTCACCGGCGCAGTGCCGCAATAAGCATAAGGAGGAACAAGCATGGACAGTCCAGTAACGGTTAATCTTGCCGACGGGCGGCTGGGACAGGGCGATGAGTTCGCCGACGGGCTGCACGTTAAAATCGGTGTCGCAGAGGGCGGCAGCGCGAACACGGTCTACGCGATCGCCAGCAGACGTGAAACGATCGCGCGGTTCGGGGCCGGAGCCCTGGTTGACAGCCTTACCAGGCATTTTGAAGAAGGCGGAAAGGCCCTTTTCGCCATGCGGCCCACCAACAGTCTCGCCGGATCGATCGGATCGGTCACCCAATCGGGGACCGGCCCCTTGTTGACCCCGACTGGAACGCCAACCGGCGCGAGGAGCTTCAAGGTCCAGATCGTCGCTGGCGGGGCCGCTGAAACGGCGACCTATCGCTATTCAAACGACGGCGGCGTCACCTGGTCGTCGATATACACCACTCCCGCACAGGGGTCTTCGATCGTGCTTACCGATGGGGTTACCATCTCCTTCGGCACCGGGACCTTCGCCGCCGGCGAGGAATACACCTTCGCCACAACGGCACCGAACGCGGCTGCGGCGGACTTCATCGACGCTATTGACGCCGTGCGCGCCGCATACAATCCGGCATCCTGCGCGTACACGTTTATTCATATCGTGGGCGGTTTCGCGCGGACATTCTGGGAGTCGGTGAAATCAACGCTGGCCGATTTCGAAACCGCGAGAATATTTGTGAACTTCATCCTGGAATATCCCGCGTATGCTTCGGGCGACGTCGACGCCTATCTTCAGACGATGCTCGATGAATACAGGCTCTTCCAGGAAAAACGCATTTCAGTCGTCGGCGGGTATATCAGGTACGGCGACGACTCCGTTTACCGGAGCGCTGCGATTTTACTGTGCGCGAACCTTTCCCGCTGCAGGACGAACATCCATCCAGGATGGGTCAACGCGTTCAAATCGCTGACCGGGAAAGAGATACGTCACTGGACCGAAATCCAGGACTTCATCAATGATCTTGACGGCGCGAACGTGATCCTTGCGGTGCAATACCCGAACTGGGACGGCATTTACATCAAGAAGGACCACCTGATGGGACCGAGCACGTCGGATTACCAGACCATCCATGATCTGCGCCCTGCAGACAAGGTGCGACGCCTGGCGTATTCGAAGATCATGCCGTTCGTCAACGCCGACGCCGAAGGCTCCGACAGCGGCGTCGATTCGCTCATCGCCGAAATCGATCTCGCGATTTCCCAGGCGATGGAGGACCCGGCGAAAAAGGAAATCAAGGGACACACGACGCGGCTGACTTTCAATGCCTCGACGAAAGCCGTGACCGGATCGATCGACATCCAGCCGAAAGGCACCATGGAGACGATCACGGTCGACGTCGGCTATACCAGAGAATCATAAGAGGAGGAGGATGAGATGAGCGGAGAAAATCAAGTTTATTCCTGGAAGGATTACACCGCCACGGTCAATGGACGGACCCTTATCGGTATCGATTCAATTGATTGCGATATCGAAAAAAAGGTCGAGTCAGTATATGGCAAGGGCGACACGCCGATCGGATTCGGGACCGGCAATAAAAAATCTTCGGGTAAGCTGACCATCACCGAAGAGGAATACGCTGTATTACAGAAGGCCGCCGTCGACGCGGGGCTGAATGACCTGACCGACCTGCCGCCGTTCCCGATCGTGGGACTGCTCGAAAAGAAAAACGGGGAAAAAATTAAAACGAAATACCCCGCGGTAAAGATCAAAAAGGTCGGCATGAAAAAGAAACAGGACGACACGAAGTTCACCAGGGACATCGACTTCGAGAACCTGGTCATGCCGGTCGAAACCCCAATAGGAGTGTAAGGACATGGAAAATCATCGTATTTCACCGGATCAACTTCTCGAAATGGCCGATCAGATCGCGAGGTGGAAAGAGGACCATAAAAACGTCATACTGGTCTCTCTCGCCGATGACCCGATCGACATCATCTGCAAGGTTCCGAACCAGGATGACGTGAAGGTGGCAAATCGACTCGCGGACAACATGGATAAGAACAGGCAGCTGGTGCTGTCCTGTCTCCTGTATCCGAAGCTTGATGTGTTCAACGGAATTCTTGAGGAGAAGGCCGGGATCGTCGTTCCTATCTCTGATCGGCTGATTAAAGAATATGGTGCGGCGCAGGACACGACGGCAAAAAAGTTGTAAGCGAGCGGCGCAACGAGCTTGACCTGGGGGCCGGGGAGATCGCGCTGGCGAGGAAATATTTCCCGCTGGTTGATTACGACAACCTCTCCTTCGAAGACCAGGTCAGGCTCAGGGTCGACGCGGTGTATCTCGAACATCGCGAGATGCAGAAAATTGCCGAGCTCATCGCGGCACTATTCGGAGGGAAGTGATTGGACGCAGTATACAAACTTGGGACCGCCCTGACGCTCAAAGACGCGATCACCGCGCCTTTTGACCGTATCACTTCGAACGCAGAAAAGCTGAAGTCAAAGTTCGGTGAACTTGACGGCGGCATGAAAAAGTTCGAGAACAGCATGAAATCGTTGAAAATCGGCGGTGGCATGATGGCGGCCGGGGCCGGGATGACGTATTTTACCAAGACCCTCCTTGATGCGAACCGGGAAACGTCGAAAATGCAGGCCAATCTTCGGTCGCTTGACCTTGGCGATTCGGCTATCGCGTCTATCACAAAATCGGCGGTCAAGTCGAGCGAAACCTTCGGCGTGGCCCGTAACGAGTTTCTCGATGCGGCTTATGACATTAAATCGGGAATCGAGACGATCAATGACGCCGAAATCGGGAAGTTCACCGAGACCGTGGCGCAAACGGCGGTCGCGACAAAAGGATCGACCAAACAGTTTGCATCTCTTTTCGGAACGATTTACAACCAGAATAAAAAATTTTATGAGGGAATGAGCGACAGTAACTTCGGAGTCCTTATCGGGAATTCATTGTCCTTCGCGGTGAAGATGTACAAGACTGAAGGATCGAAAATGCAGCAGGCGATCGAAAGCATTTCAGGCGCTGCTGCCGCTGCCGGATACGACATGGCGGAGCAGTTCAATGTTCTCGGATCACTGCAGAACGTCATGCAGGCCGGAGAAGCCGGGACCGGTTTCAGGGCGTTTATCGGTAAAGCGACAGAAGCCTCTCAGAAGCTCAGGCTTTCCTTTCACAACCAGCAGGGCCAGCTTTTACCTGTCGCTGATATTCTTGATCGCCTTCGAGGAAAATTCGGAGACGTTCTGACCGCTTCTGAAAAACTCGATCTGGTGAAAGCTTTCGGCAGCGAAGAGGCCATGAAGCTCATCGACAACCTCTGGGACAAATCGGGGAAACTGCGAACGAACATCGATGCGCTCAGAAACGCCAAGGGGTCTGAATTCCTGGAAAAGATGGCAGCCGCCAACCTCGCGAACCTTGATACACAACTGGTTAACCTGGGAAATTCATGGGACAATTTAAAATCGACTTTCGGCGGCGGAATGGGTGAAGGACTTATGCCTTTTTTTGATATTTTAAAATCAGGGATCAGTCTCATCAATGAATTTGCCATGTCCCACCCAAAACTTACTAAATGGGTTGGAGTGTTGTTTGCAGTTGGTTCAGCAGTCGTTTTTGTAGGTGGTGGTTTGATGACACTTAAAGCAATCAATGGATTGTATACTCTTTCTCAGGTTGCCGCTGGCAATGCAACAAATGTAAGCGCCCTCTCACTTATAAGACAACGCATTGCATTGATAGCTTCAGCAACGGCTACAAAACTTTCAGCAGCAGCGCACTGGGTTCATAACGCAGCACTCTCGACAACGGCCTGGGGGTCTCTTGCTGCGGGTGTTGCTAAATACACCATCGCATTGGGGGCACATCAAGTTGCAGTGCTTGCATCAGCGGGTGCCTCAAAAATCGCAGCAGCTGCTCAATGGCTTTGGAATGCCGCATTTATTGCCAGTCCAATCGGGTGGATTGTTGTTGGTGTTGCAGCTCTCGGTGCTGGCGCATATATGTTGATAAAACATTGGACTGCGGTAAAAACATTTTTTACCGGGTTCTGGAACTGGATAAGCAATATATTCGGAAATGCCTGGTCGAAATTTAAAAACTTCGGCGCGAAACTGATCTCGACCTTTTTTGAGGGGATAAAAGAAAAGGCCCCCTGGCTGGCCTCGGCATTCGATAAACTCATGGGCGATGGGATCGGGAAAAAACTCCCGCATTCAGATGCCCAGGAAGGCCCATTCAGCAAGCTGTCATATTCAGGTCGTGCGCTTATAACGACATTCAATACCGGCATCGAACAGGAGGCGCGCCGAACACCGGCGGTCACTCCATATATGAAAAACACCATGAACACTCTTTCTGGCCAGGGGAATGGTCCCGTAGCCGGAGGACCCCAGCGCGGAGGGCTCACCATCAGCGTCGCAAACCTTATCGGGACACTTACCATGGGAGGCCAGACAAAAACAGGGACGATCGATGATCTCGCCAGGGTCATGGCGCGGGCGATACATAACGAACTTTTGAGGTATGGCAATGGTTAGCGGCGGCATCATCCCCCAGCCAGCGGTTTCCCCGCTCGCTATCAACGGTTTTGTATTCCCTATCGAGCCGCTGGTCGACGTTCGCGGCGGGAAGAACATCGTCAAGACCACGGTCCCCGGACTCGACGGGACCGTGAAAGAATTCCTGGGATTTGATGATTACGTCATCATGGTCAACGTCATCATCGAGGGAGCGACACGTAGCGACGTCCTCGCGCAGCTCGAGGCTGTCATTAAAATCTGGAAGATCGAAGAATCACTCGTGATCCTGTGTCCGAAGACCGCCGAATACGGAATCGACCGAGTCGTGTTTGAATCGTTCGATCATCCCGAGACCGAAGGGATGCCCAGCACCGAAAGATTGACCCTGCGGTTCGTGTCCGACAAAGAATATGATTTCGAGGTTATATAATGTACTGTTCGGTTATCCACACCTACACCACCACCGCGCAGGACACCCTTTATAAAATCACCTGTAAATTCTACTGGCACTGGTGGCTGTGGAAAATCATCTACGACTACAACCGCGAGGCACTGGGAGCGGACTATCAAAATGTCATACCGCTGGTTCCGGCCGGGGTCACGATCAGGATTCTCGATCTGAACACCGAACCGATATCTCATACGATCGTATCGGGAGATACATGGCAGTCCCTTTCAAAATATTACTGGGGCACCGAAAGTCACTGGATCAACATCGCGATCGAAAACGACTGGAAACACCTGGTCGAGGGTGAGACCTGCGTGATCCCCGCGCTGGTAACAAAAAAAGACCTGAAGCAGGCAGAGGAGCTACGACGCCGTGTTGGTGCTTGAGCATTATCTTAAGATCGGGAATAAAATTTTTCCCGGCGTAAACGATGTGGTCATCGAATCGACCCGTGAATCGATTTCCGATATTTGCACCATCGACCTGCCGAAATACCGAAAGCTGCAACCTTCGGATGTCAAACAGGGCGACGTGGTGATTTTCCGCGCCGGGTACCGACAATACGGTTTGCAAGACGAGTTCCATGGCGTTGTCAGCGAAGTGACCCCCACCCAGCCGCTGACCGTCAAGGCTGAGGACTATTTCTATTATCTCCGCGATATTGTTTCAACAACATACAAAAAAATGTACGCAGGGGACATTGTGAAACAGCTCTGCCAGGGAACTTCAATAGACACATCCAGAGTCCAGCAGGGAATTTTCATCACCTACAAGCCATATCAGAACGTTTCAAAGCGTTTCATCGTCCAGGACCTGGCGAAGAGATGCGGATTCGATGCTCACATGCTGGGGAAATATTTGATTTTCAATAAACCTTTCGCCGACATGGGTTCAAAAATCCCGGTATTCAAATATGGGCTGAATATCATAGACGAGAGACTGACGTTCAGGACCGACTGCGATTATGACCGGGTCGTGGTGATTTCCGAACAGACTGATGGTTCAGGAAAAATATTCAAGGGTGTCGCCGGATCAGGGAAGAAGACCCTGACCGTATACCTGGACAATCTCGGGAAAGACACTGCGATCGAGCGTGCGAAGGAAATCTATGATGAAATATCATACATGGGTTTTACCGGAGATTTTACTACATTCGGATACCCTTCGGTGCATCATTCATCAGTGATAAAAGTCGAGGATGAGCGGTTCCCGCAGAAAAACGGTAATTACCAGGTTGATAAACTGACCAAGAAATACGGCGGCGGGGGGTATCGCCAGGAGATAACTCTCGGGAAGAAGGTCGCATGATTCCAGGATCGGAAAATTTGATAAAAGAAATCCAACGGGCCGCGGCCGCCGGTCAAAATTACTATTTTCCGGTACGCTGCAAGGTCCAGTCGGTTGATGAAACGAATTATATGATCACCGCAATCAAGGTCGAGGACGAAAGCGAATCAGCTGCGCCGGTTTACGACGCATATCTTCGCGCATCCACCGTCGGCGGCCTGGGGGTAATTCTGGTCCCGGAAAAAGACTCGATCGTGGTGATCGCGTTTCCTGGAAATAAAAACGAGCAGGCTGTGGTGATCCAGTATTCAAAAATTGAAAAGATAATTTTTAACGTGAAAACATCAATCGAATTCAAGATCGACGGAGCGGATGCTTCAGTTCTGACGATCGATTCAAACGGGATTGTACAGGGAAAAAGCGACAGTGCGGAACCGGCCCTTCTTGGCGATAAGATGAAAACCTGGGCAAAAAAAGTCGACCAGGCGTTGAATGCGATCGTCCAGTGGGGGGCAACCGGCGTAGCGGGAACAGGCGGCACATCCGATAGCGGAGGCATATCCCCTCTTGGCGGGGTGGAGCTCCCTTCGTTCGATGACGCGACATTATCAGAAACGAACAAGGTGTCATGATGGCTGATTTTCTGGGAGACGATATTCTGATCAATGACGATCTCGACGCGGTGATCGCCGTGGGCAGCGGCGATT